AAGGCATCGATAAAGCTTGCCAAGCTTACTATTGGCATGAAAGCCCCGCCGCTGCCGGACAGATTCCGCCGCATGGCGTGTCTTTTCCCCGTTCTTATCGGCAAACAATTCTTTCGACAACTGGGTAAGCACTTTCTGCCGTTCGTCCTGCCGATAGTATTCTTCGAACTTATCAGCAAGTGTCATCAGTTCAGTTACAAGGTTTGATGGAATGTTACTCATTGGTTTGTTTCTTTCTGGGCTTTGCCCGTTGATTAAAATTGTAAGAATGCGGATATTAAAAGAATTAGAAATATCAGCACCGCAGACCGATATAATAAAAGTATAGCTTCCATGTTATGCTGCCGCCCTACTTTCTGCCCAAGTCCAAGCCGGAGATTCAAGCACAAGCCGCACCTGATCATTTCGCACTCGCTGGGTATTCGGTACGTTATGATTAGATCGTCCAGATGATCGTTCTTTGCCCGTTTTGGGATCAGTCCAAGCTTCCTGAGTATGGGTAGACCAGTGAGTGAGGGCATTGTAAGCCGCCCACATGGTTTGACCTAATTCGCGCTTTTCCTTATCGAACAAGTAAAGCAAATGATTCATTAGGGATTCATTCACCTTGTTACCTTGTTCTGCCTGTGCTGCTCTTGTGTTTTTGTAGCAGATAGATTGCGCCAATATATCACCGAAAGCTTTATCAGTGAGTTTTGCACCCGCCCACAAATTCATCTTTTCGCGCTGGCCTGTCCACATTTCCAGACTGCCACCCGCCTTACTTATAAGGGCATCTGGGGACAAGTTCTTAGTATGTTTTGCCTTTTGATGGTAAGCCTTTTCGCCACCAAAAACCAACGTGTTCCGGCAAAGGTCACGATATGCCCCACTGAATACTTGAAAAGACCATGACATGTCTACGGAGTTAAAAACGTCCATGCGGCAGTTCACGGAATCCGACGAATCCCCAATGGTTGTTTGTAGGTCGTTGAAGTGAATTGTTCGATGCGCTCGCAGCCCATCATTGTACACCCTGTCGATTACCTTTACATTCGACAAGGGCAAGTCAGTCTTTTGCAACAATTCGGCTTGCCGCCGGAATAGTTTATCATGCGGCACCAGATTGTAAGTTTTGCCGATTGGCCTTGTGTTCAGGATTGCCCCGGATGCGGTATTTTGTAGGGCTGAATAATCCGGCATACGTTCAGCCTTGCACAAAGAATAATCGTCGTAAGCTTCTTCTGTAATGGCATCAATTGGAACCCGCCGGACAGAGCCGCGACGGGTAAACAAGTCAATGTTTGATGGGTCGTTGTGTTCAACAACATTAAGATCAGTATTTACTTGTATAACGTCAAACATGGTTTCATGTTCCTTTCGTTGTGGTTATGCGGGACAACCCCGCCAGACTGTTATTGCACCCCCCGCCGAATCGGTCAAGGGATAAAAACGGAACGGGGAAAAATCCCCGCCCCGCCCCATTTGGACAAGCCCCGCGACTCAACTTGCCCGATACTGCCCCCGCCGGTGGTAAAACCAACAAACCAATCCGGCATGACAGCCCAATTTTTAGCGTCGCATTGTTTGTCACATTTTAGCGTCGCATTGTTTGTCATTAGTGCGTCATAAACAAAACTTGCATATCTTTTGCCGCCCAACAAATTGTACAGGTTGCACACGATTCGGTCGCGCCCGTTTGTTCTGGACAGATTACAGATTTGTTTTTTTCTGGCTTGAATAGGTCGGCACTGTTTGCACTGAATTTGTATTTAGGTGCATTGCTAAAACGGACAGCAAAACGGTCACCATGTAAAAAGCGAGTGTACCGGATAGACTGCCCAATTTCACTTTCTGGAGTGCGTCCGGTGAATCCCCAAATAGCCAAGTTATCATATAGTGAAAGCTGGCATTCCCAAAACTCGACATATCTCTTACTGTAAAAATCACCCAATACATGCAGCCGGATAATCACCCCGCGATAGGTACTGCAAAGTTCCTGCACTTCTATTGCCAAGCGACGTTCTAATTCAAAACCGTGTTCTATACGGTGCGCGAACATCATATTATTACCGTAGCAATCATCCCAGTGATAGCATTCGCGGGGACACGTTGCCCGTTCTTCTAAAGTCAAAGTGTAAATTACATAACCTTTGAATTTACCCTTTTTAATTACGGGCAAACGGTCTTTTGATAGTTTACTGTTTTTAGATTGCTTCAAGACTGAATGCGAATAATCAGATAATAGCTTAACTGATTTAGGATACATTGTCGAAGCGGATTTGTTTATATCTGCCTTTTTCATTGGTTCGGTTCCTTCGTTGGTTTAGGTTGGTTTTCTTTTAGTGATAGTTTCCGGCGCGGTCAAGCACTTTTAATTTATCGCGCAATCTTTCTATATAACATTCTGGACAGAAAAAGAACCTGTCCATCTCAACCACCATCGCAGGTTCCCCGCAAGTATCACATTTATACTTGGGGTTTAGCGTGGTTGGTTTGTCAAAATTTTGGTGTGTACAATTTGCCATCGTTCATCTGTTCCTTTAGCGTAAGAAATTTGTCACGTTGTGAATTTGTCACGTTCTTGCCGTGCCATTCAGCGTCACTGATTTGTCTTCTCAGTTTACGAACCTCACTTGCAACACATGTTAAGCGTGGGTCGTTTGCCACATTGGGATAGCGTGGTTGGATTGTCATTGTTTGTCACTCCAGTAGTTGTCCCACGCTTCCCGTAACATGTCGGCATATTCCTGATTGCTGTGTGTACCCAGCCAGTCGCGGTGGGGTTCCATCTCTTGCATAAACTGTCCCAAGTATTCGCAGCCACCAATTACCTTGTTTGCTACGTCCCAAAAGTCTTCCTCTAGCTGGATTGACCAATCGCTCATCTTACTCATGTTCACCCCCATAGATATCTTTGTGCTTAAACTGTGAGTGATACCATGTCTTGAACTTGTGAAATGCTTTTAATTTGTATGCAACCAAGTCTAGGTTTTCCCAATCATCTAGACATATAGCACGGTCATCAAACTCAAAAGTAGCTTCCATCTCACTATCCAACATCACCATCAAGGCGTTGGCTTCGGTTGCCGTTAGCATTGGGGGTTCATACATCTTTAGCGTCTTTTCATTTGTCATCGGTTATCTCCCACAGGTCATCTACATTGATGCCATCACAAAGGTATGAATAATCGTAGTTAGGTACATTAAACAGTTTTACAGTTCCATCCTCATTACGGATGTAATCTTCTGTTTCGTCATCCACTACACATATAGGCATATCCCATACATGCACAGTGTAAGTTTTATTTGGGTCAAACGTCATCGACTTGCTCCACTGTAATGTCGGGTAAGTATTCGCCATCATATTCTTTCCAGAATCCATCCCAGTTCATAGCTATTATTCTAGCTTGATTGGCGTTCTCAGCTTCGAGAGTACATACCT